ATGTTTAATTGGCGTATTTGATTCAGGAACATTACCAACACCTAATAATGTTCCATCTGCATTATACGTTTGAGAAGAACCCTCAATGTCATCTACAATATCAAATGAATTATCAGTCTTTCTGACTGGTGTTGCAAAACCTAAATAAACTAAATGACAAAAAGTAGGACTTGCCGCTAAAGCTGTTTTGACTGCTGATGTTAAACCTCGTGCCATTAATCCTCAATACTTCCTTCGCCTTTGCGAATACGCCCAAAAATTATGGTGTAATTTAGTTTGGTGGAATTTTCAAAAGATTTGCCAGATTGAAAAGGTTTAGTAGAAACACCAATTTTATGTCTAGTGTTTTCACACGCTGTCAATCCACCTATCAATAAAACTAAAAATAAAAATACAATTAAATATCTCATCACTCATTCTCAACCTTTTTCTTTTTCTTCTTTTTCTTTTTATTGTTTTTCTTTATTTCTTGATTAATAACCTTTTTATTCTGTTTCTTCTTTAACTGTTTAAGTTTTTGTTTAACAAAAACAGTATTCTTTTTAATCTGTTTAGATAAAACTATTTGTCCTTGTTGGAGTTTAAAAATGTTTTCTTTCATACTCCACGTTTCGTGAAGATTCCAGCCGACTAACGCAATCAATGCGGCTAATGCCATTCCTATTATTTTATCTTTTAAATCCATTATTTATAAAACCCCTTAAACCACCAATCTAATAATCTATCTAACCAATTTTTATTCTTTGGCGATCTTCCTTTTACCCACGCTTCATTAAATTTAGTTTTTTTATTGTCAGCTTTATATCTTCCTCTTTTAGTTCTTGTTCTTTTATATCGACTCATTAAAACGCCTCACATACATCAAATTCATAATTATATAAATTGTTAATACCCATACTATAACTCTGAACACTAGAAGTTAGATAAACTGTAAAAGGAACAGCATCATAAGTAACAGTCGAATCATCTGCTAATGCTTCTATGATAGGTGGCTCAATAGTTACAGTAGCCGCATTGGAACTTGGAGTTACATCGCTAACGACTTGATAAACTTTCGTATGACTTGCAAATTTTAAAAAATCTCCAGCTTTTAAAGAACCAGCAGTATCAGCATTAAATCCATCAATCGCTATCGTACTATCTCCAGCAGTGTGAGAACCATTAACAGAAATAGTAGTTGTTTCAGAACCTAAAGCATTTTTTAAATTCGGTGGAGTAATTGTAAAAGTTTCTTTTGAACCTCTTTGTTTTGTAATAAAAGCAAAGATAGGTGCAAATTCTTCTCTTGTTAAATTTACATATCTGCAAGTAAATTTCCAACGCTGATTATCTATTTGTCGTGCAAATCTTCTGCCACTATCAGATACACTAATAAGCGTATTCACTTCATCTTGAAAAGATAAAGCGTTAAATTCTGGAGATGTAGGTAAAGCACCACTCATTAAATTATATCACTCTTTCCTTGTTGATTAACTGCACTATTAATCATTCCAACAATCATACCTCTTTCGTTAGCAAGTAGTTGTTGAAACCCAGCAGTATCAACTGCATTGATTGTAAAATTAACATTAACATTTCTACCACCTACTCCTGGTGCAATATATCCAGATGAATTTGGAATAAAAGTTTCAGGCCCACCTTCTCCAACCATGTATGGTTTGTTTTCTGAAACTGCTCCACCTTGTCTTCTAGCTGTAAATTTCTGTGAACGTATTTGTGATACTTGTGCCATACCAAAAGTTAATGCAGAACCAGCCGCAAGATAACTCATTGGTGGAGAAAAAGACGCAAATGCTCTCATAACTGCTGAATAAGTATTAACAATCGCTTCTGCTATCTTATGTGCTTGTAACATTTTAAATGCTTTTTTAGAATTACCTGACATAATAGTTAGAGTTCCCTCTAAATTACTTCTCATATCTTTTAATCCTTGTGTACGAAGTTCTTTTTTCTTTTTTTCGTTTTCTTCATACATTTTTTCTTGTGATTTCATTTTAGCATCTTCAAAAGCATATAATTCATTAAAAATCTTTTTACGTTTTTCTGCTGATACTAATTCTCTTTTTTCAATCCTATCTCTAGCTTTATCTAATGCTTCTGGTGAAAAAATTATTCCAAAATCTTCTTCTCCTGAAGTAGTTAATTCTTCGTATGTTCTTTTTAATTTTTGTAATGATTCATCACTAACTTTTACAAATTTATTAAACTCAACCCACTCTGCACCCCACTCGCCAATAGTAAATAATTTTCCAACATTTTGTGCGGCAACTCCTAAATTACTCATAGCAATAGCAGTATTCGTAACTGCTGTTCCAACGTGAATCATAACTTCAGCAAACTCAAATAAACCTTTCATTAATTTAGTTGCTAAATAATCTCCAAAATTTTGAATACTTCCATGAGTCTTTTCAATCCAATGTAACAATGATTCTCTTATATTATCTGATACTCTTAAAATAGCTGGTGCTAATGCCGCAGAAAATTGTTGAGTTAAACCAACCATACCCATTTTTAATAAAGCCATTGAATCGTTAGCCGCTTCTACTCCAAGAACAACTTCTTTTGACATAACAAGACCAAGTCTTTCAGCCATCTCAAATTGTTCTTCCATTCCCATTGTGCCATTTTCAATAGCAGTTAAGAGTTCAATATTTCTACCACCAAATAATTTATAAGCGGCCGCAGTTTATCTGTGCCGTCTTTCATATTTCTTAAAGCATCAGCGACTAATTGAAATTGTGAAAACAAATCTCCATTTGTTTCTCTTAATTGATCTTGGGTAATTCCTAATTGTATGAATGCGTCTTGTGCAATACCAGTTCCTTTAACAAGCCAATCATTAATTCCAACTGCCATTGTACGAACACCTTTTGCAAATGCTTCTAAAGATGTTCCACCTAGTTCTGCTGATAATCTAAATGCACCTAATCGTTCAGTTGAAATGAATACTTGTCGAGATAACTTTCCTAACTTGTCAATACTATTTAATGAATTTCTAATTAATAAACCTAAACCAGCTATACCAGCAACAGCCGCTAGTCCTGTCTTCATATTAAAGATAGCTTTACTTACGCCTTTAAGTCCACGTTTAAGTGAACTAAATGCTCGTTTAGTTCTATCCTTTGCGTTTATATCGAATTGTAATCTGTTTCTTGCCATTATCTTTTTAACTTGCTATCACGATTTAACTTATCGTAAAAAGCACACCATAAGTTAAACTCATTCACACTCATATCCATAATGTCAGATAGTTTCAAGTTCAGGTCTTTGGCAAGATGTAGGATATTTAAAAGTTCGTTATCAGTTCTGATTTTTTTTTAGCCAGTCTTCAACTGGCACAACAGACAAAATGTCTTGGGCCACTCTGGCCACTACTTCAGGATCAACTTCGTTCATTAAAGCGTGTTTGCTTTCTAATGAATAAAGTTTTTTTCCCTCTTTGTCTTCAGCTTTAAGAATGAGAACGTCAGCAAATAAAGTAACGTCATCAGGTTTGGTATTACGAGTAAGTTTTCTTTTATCAGCTAAAGTTAAAGGTTTAGCATAGACAGTAATCCCCCATTCAGGAACATCAATAATCTTCCTGTCTATTTCTTTAAAATGTTCTTTGGCTTTTTCAAGAATATCACTCATAAAAGAGTAAATACTTAAATTCAGCTAAATAGTCAAATTATTATACTGTACCCCTAGTTAGCGCACCAGTTAAAGTAGCTGAAAATGTTGCTTCAATTATTCCATCAGTAGGCGTTGTAACAGAATTAGCAGTAATCAGATATGTACCTGAATAATAATAATCCCCTGAATCAGCACCCTCTGGATATAAATTTAATGCGACAGAACTGCCCTCCGCTATTGCTATCTGTCCGTTAGTGTCTGTTTCGTCCCAGAAACACTCGACAGATGCAGTTGCACCTTTTTTGCCAACTTGGAAAGATTTAGAAGTATCAGTTAATGTAGTATCTTCAAGTAACTCTGCTGTTGTGTCTAAAGTAAAACTTCTTACTTCAGCAACAGTATTAGTTCCAACTTTTACTAAACCTGAACTTCCTGTATGTGTTGCCATTATTTATTTTCCTCTTTTTTTATTTTCTGTTTAGCTTTATTGCTAAACGTACTAAAAGGTTTTGTAACAGTAACACCAACCTTTGTGTAGCCCATTTTCAAATAATATTCTTCCATATCTTTTGAAACGGAAATAGTTGTATCTCCTTTAGGCGATTTTAAATTAATAATATTACTTGCCATAATTATACTCCAGCTTGTACTGCATTCTCTGTTGTATTGTATGAAATTAAATAGGTCAACCTCATCAATCCTGTCTTTTGACTGGCCGTATCAAAATCCACTTCTGTTGAAACTAATTTTGTATCTTTAGCGTGTCCACCACGAGTAATATCAGTAACCATCGCTTCTTCTACTTCTTCTGCAATCGTATCTAATGTATCATCTATATTAGCTGTTCCTCGACAATGTGCTTCGATAATTAAATTTAATGCTCTGAATTGAGTTCTAGTATTTTGGCCCAATGTGTAATCTTCAACTGTTTCATCTAACGTATAAACAATCAAAGCTGGAAGATTCCCAGTCTGTAAAGGAAAGTATCTTGTTTCATAAACATTAGAACCAGTAGTAGATAAGCTAGTAATTGTGGTAACTACGTGTTCTCTAATTGCTTTTCTAACGTGTGCCATATTATCCTGATAATGTAAATCTCGTCATTCCTGTTCCATCAGGAAGTATCTCTTTAATGTAATAAGTAACACTATCAATAACAAAAGTATCATTGAAAGTAGCATCAGAAACATCGCTTGATTTACAAGTAAAGACTGGGACTTCTTCTATAAGCCCAGCTTCGCCTACACTCTGTTCTACTGATTCTTTATCGAAAATACCTTTAACTGTTGAACTTGTACCAGCACTGACATCAGTAAAAGTCGCTGATTTAGCAAAATCGTCTGTATCAAAGAATATTGCTCGTTCTGTATCTGTTTCTATTGCCATATTACTTGTTTTTTTTTAAACATTTTGTTAATACTTTTACTAGAGATGGATTGGCCATGAATATCTTTTCATAACCATTACCTACTGCAACAGCAATAGGTTCTTCCCCTTTAGTATTCACATCAATATCTTCCATATTCATAATTATATGAAACATCTCGTGCATTAAAGTATTAAATAACCTTAAATCTTTCAACCTCTTGTCTAAATGCAGTGTATGTAAATTCGGATCGTATAATCCTAAATAATCTTTAGGAATTTCATAATGAATTTTGATCTTTCTTTTACCATACTTGATAAAAGATAATTTCATTACATTAGAATATTGCGAATAAAATAATTAGAATAACAACAGCAATTCCAATAGAAATTTTAGGATTCGCTTTTGCTAGTTTTAACCAGTCTTTCATAGAACTCCTATTTCTTTTTTTTACGTGAAAAGATACTTTTCTTTTTAACAGCTTCTTTATGTACAGGTTTTTTAGCTGATTCAGCAACAGCAACAGCGTGTCCACCACCAATTAAGACATTACCATCTGCTTCAGACGCTTCAACAACTTTACCAGCTTCAGCAAATTCTCCTTTAACAAAAGTCTGCTTTAATATTTTTATCTTCATAATAATTCCTTGTATCTAAAAGAAAAGGCGTGGTCAATGCCACGCCTAATCTTGTTTTACACACTAATAATCAAATATTAGCTTGTTATATCTTTAATTGCCGCAAAACTTTCTGCGTGTCTAACAGCAACATCTACATCGTATAACCCAATTATTCTAGTACCACCTTTAGCGGCATTAGTATAAGGATCAACAGATATGTCCAAACTACCCCATTCTCCAATGATCAAATCATTGAAGTTTCCAAAAGTAAGAGCAGAACAAGTTCCACTTGCTGTACCTTTAGTTAGGTTATCTGGAGAATTTGTTGTTGAAAAGACATTAAAGCCCATAAGTGTTTTTTGATCGTTCATAATCATAACGGAGTCAGAAGAACTAACTTTTGCCGCCGCCATAAAACGAGAAATTTGGAGTGGAGAAGTAACCCAAGCCAACGCACCTATATTCGCATTGTCAGTAGCAACTTCTTTCCAAGTTTCAACAACTTTTGCCCATGTACCAGCACCACCATTCGTACCAATAGCAACTGCACCTATTCCACTTGTACTTAAAATACCAGTAGGAGTGTTTGAAGTGCCATCACCTTGAATAGCTTTTTTATCAACTTCCGTAGATAATGTTTTTATAATATCATTTCTTACGATCGTTTCGATTGCTGGAGTCGATTGGTGCATTAAGTGTCTTGATATGTCAGTAAATGTTCCTAATGTTTTTGGAGCCATTGTGACTTGTCTATAAGTTGGATTAACTTCCGTTACAGCCGCATTTTCAGCAACCCACGATGCAGAATTAACTGCATTTTGAGCTGGAATTGCAACTTCACCAACTAGACCACTTAAAAATAAAGCACCAGCTTGTTTAACAACCATGTTTGCTCTTAATGCTTCAATAAATGAACCACTTAAAAGATTAGTTGCAACCAAGTTTCCACCATCACCAGCTACCCCTTGAATCAAATCTCTTTTCCATCTTAAATCTGACGGAATGAAAATTCCTCTTGGAGTTTTGCCAGTGTTACGAGAGATTTCATCAGACGCTTCTTTTTCAAGTTCAGCACCAGACCAATTTCCAGTTGCCATCGCTTTTATAGCTTTGACAATAGAATAATCTCGTGATTCCTTGTTAGAAAGTCCAACTTCATCTTTCTTGTCCAAAGGTTTTGCTTCGCCAAGTTTGTTTAAAACAACTCCTCTAAATTGAGCAAGACTTGTGCCATCATTAACTGATTTATCTGCAAGGTCTTTACAATTATGTCTTGACCCTAAAGATTGTATTTCCTTAACTCTAGCTGTTTCGTCTTTTCTCGCTTTAGCGATTTGTTCTTCAACATTAACTTGTGGAGTTTCAACTTTTGGATTTTCTTTCGCTTTTTCCATTGTGTTTTCCCTAGTTATGACCTCAATAGTTTCTTTACGACTATCTTGGTCGGTTGAATTATCATACCTACTGCGTCCTACGCCAACAGTTGAGTCTGCTGGTACGGAAACAATAGACGCTTCCAATGGTTTCCAGTTAACACGATATTTTGGCTTGTCCTCGTCCTCATCATCGCCTTTAACTCTATCCATCTTCATTATTTCATAGCCCACACTCACATTACTGCGAATGCCATCTATGACATCACGAAAAACCTCATCAGCTAGTTTTGATTTACCAAATCTCACGACTGCACGACCTACCTTGTCGGCATCGCTGATTTTAGCTTCTTCTATGACTCCTATTTGCTTTTCTAAATCGTGGTTGAGTAATAATGGTGCTCTACCACTAGCAATAAATGAAAAATCCACGTCTTGTGGATTATGACTTAAAATTTCTGTTCCAAAACTTCTATCGTATGGTTCTTCAGAAGAAAATGCCAAGTCAACAGTTCTGTTATCTTCGCTAATCTCCTTTTTATTAAAACCAAATACACGATATAGTTTTTCTTTGTCTGATTTTTGTGTAATCATTTTTTCTTCAATCTTATTATTCTTTTCTTCCTTAACTGATTCCTTTTTTTCTTCAGGTACTGATGATACAGTAGTTTCGCTACTAGATGTTTTGCTGATCCCTTTGTCGTTAGCGTCATTATCTTTCTCAAAAGTTATAGTAACCGAATTATCAGTTTCAGTTACATTTTGAATATGTTTTGTGTCCATTATTTATATCTATTCATTTTTTTCTTCTTCTTCAACCTCTTTTGGTTGATTTTGTTGTATTTGTTTTTGTCCAAAAGGTTCAAACGCTAATTGTATTCCAAACTTTTCTGCTAATTCTTTATCTGACTGTATCTGACTGAATACATCTTCTACATCACGACCATAAGTTGCTTGAACATCTTGGTGTGATAAAAAGCCATTTTCTACACCAACTTTTAATGCTTCAACTTCTTTTTTAGGATCAATCCACTGCCAACCTCTCCCTCTCCAGATAGGTTGATTAAATTTAGGAAATTTAGAAGCTGGAAGACCACTTAATAAGTTTGTTAATAAAGCCATTTCCAACCAACCAGCATAAACAATATCGTGAAAGTTTCTAGTAATCTTATATTGTTCGCACTGCCAATAATTTCTTTCTTCTAATGCACCTTGTCTAATACTTGAATAATTTACACTCTCTAAATCATTTGCAAGTGTCGTATAACTAATATTTAAACTACTTGCGATTGATCTAATAATAGATTTAGTAAAATCTTTAAATGCTGTCGTTGGGTGTTGTGGATCAAATGTTTGAAAATCAGTTCCAGTTGGTAATTGTTCAAACGTACCAGGTTCAGCAGACATAATTGGATTATTAGTATTTGTTTTATCTTCTCCAGTATAACTATCAGCATCAGCAGATTTAAAGAATCCCATTTTACTTGCACCTACTCTTGCCGCAACTAATTCAGCTTCCATATAACCATCTAACATTTTTAAATCTTTTAAACACGATGATAAAGGTGGAATACCTCTTGTTTGATGTGGTCTTTCTTGATGATAGAAATGAATAATCTCGTTAGCTGGTACAATATTATATTTTACACCTGGATAAGAAGAAGCACTTACATTTAAGTCATCGTTTGGGTGTCTTTTTAATAAATGATAATTAATTGGCTTACCAAACTTATTAATTTCAATTCCCATTCTAACTTCATTCTTATTTGTTAAAATTGTATTTAATTCTGTATCTAAAAAATCAGCTTCAATAAATTCGATAGCAAATTTATAAGGATTATCAAAATTTTTAATAATTCTAACTAAAACTTCTCCATCTCTTGCAAATGTTTCAGCAAATAATCGTTGGCAATCTACCCAACTCATCTTACCATCGGCAGAACATTGATAACCCCATTCTTTCCAACGTCTTTCAATCATATTATTAGCAAATGAATCTAATGCACCATTTGGATCACGACTTCTGACTTGTAAATGAACTCCTTTAGCACCAATAACATTATCTGTATAAACATTGATAAATCTTCTTGCGTAAGCATTATTTCTTGCTAAATCTCTGGCTCTATTTCTTAAAACTCTCAAACTTTGTTTGATTTCAGTATCAGCAGATTTAGATGTTTGAATAAAGTTGCTTAATAGTCTATGCGTTCCAGCACCAGAATAAAAAGACCTTTTATTCGTTCTTCTTCTGAATAGATTTCTAATTCGTTCAAGATATGTCATTAAATTGTACCTTTACCACTCTACCTGAACCCTCATTGTTACCAATTCTAAATTCCGCAACTTCTTGTTTATATTCTGCTCTATAATAATCTCTCCACCTTAATAATTCTTCAACAGTTAATTTATTAAGTGAACGTCCAGCTATTGAATAACTTGAAACATCTGCATCTGCTCTATTTTCTAATATGCTCTCGATTTTATCGAGCATTACTTTAGCGTGGCTTCTAGTATCGCCAGTAGTTGCAAAAAAGTTATCTTTAACAGTTAGTTTGCCTGAATCTATAATTAATTTTTCACTATCGCTTGTTTGAATAACTTTTAAAACCCAAAAATAATCTCCAGCAGTATAACTAGCGGTTGCTGAATCATCTAATGTAAATGTGTATTCTGTTCCTGACTCTGTAACTGTTGCTGAAAATCTTGTTGAACCATCAGTTTCTAATGATGCTTCCCAAACCATTGAATGACTTGACGGATCATAGTCAGCACCTATATCTGTTCTTTTCCAGACGATTGTTTCGCCTTTATAAAAACTTATTGGTTCTTTTTCTGGTATATCTGTAAATAAATTTGCCATATTAATTAATCATTCCACGATTTCGCAAAATTACTATGCTTTTTATAATGTTTCAACCTATTTGGGTTGACTTTCAGATTCAATTCTGTTTGTCCTTTTTGTTTTTCAGATATTCTATTTAAGTCTGCATTCAATATTGTAAATGCCGACAACGCATAAACTCTACAATCTAACGCTTCATTTCTTGGTCGCATTAAAACCCATTCTCGTCTTTTAAAACCTCGTCTATATTTTGTAACAACTTTTTCTGCTGTTAGTTGTCTGAAATATTCTTCTCCATATTTTTTTGGAAAATGACAATATCCAGCACCATAATCTCTTATCCTTAATCTCGAATATATTAATTCTTTAGCAGTATCAACGCCAATAGGAAATAAAGTTATACGAGCAATATTATTTCTTGTAGGTCTGCTAATGATTGCTCGTCCCTCTCCACCTATACCTTTGATTGCGAATATTCTTCGTGCAAATTTTGGTTTGCAAAACTTATAAACCTGATTGGTATGGTGTCCACTATCCACACAAGTCGCAACAATTTTAAGTTTGGTTTTATTAGGCAATTCGTATGTTTTAGACAATATTAAATCTAGTTCTTGCCAAATATTAGGTGCTGATGGATCGCCATAGATCGTATGATAATCAATACTCCACGTTTCTTCTTCTAAACCCCAACCTAATACTTCTACTTCGATTCTATCGTCCTGAACGTCAACTCCAGCAGTGAGTAATACTATTTCATCAGGAATAATATAATCTTCACGTCTATCATATAGGCCCAAGTCATCAATACGCTCTCCTTGATCTTCCCACGTTTCTCCCAGATAAGTATTTACAAATACTCTTAATGTTTCAGGTAATTTTTTTGCTCGTAAAAACTCTCCAACAGCTTCTTCCATCGTTACCCATACAGAATAAAGTCCATTCAATCTAAAACCAGCACGTCCATTAAACCTATCAGTCGCTTTCCAATGTCCTTTAGCAATATTTTTAATTCTTTCAATATCAGTCCATTTCTTTTTACAATGTTCACATATATATTTAACTGTTTCAGGTTTGTTCTTTTCCCATTGTACTTGCGACCATTTTAAAACTTGTTTCTTCTTACACTTGTGACATGGAACATAAAATAAACGCTTATCAGTATCTTCATAAGCAGATTCAATCGCACTTGCACCTTTAACAGTAGGTGTTGATGTTAGAACTAACTTACTGTCCCAAAAAGTAGCACTCCTACGTTTAGCCAACATAACAGGATCGCCCTCACTTCCAGCAGTAGGTGGGTATCTATCTATTTCATCGCATAAGACAATTTTAATAGGTCGTGAAGCTAACGATGCTGGACTATTTGCTCCACAAGCAGTTATGTGTCCACCATCAAATATCTTATGCAATACTGTATTGCCTGAATCTTTACTTTTAACATCAGCAACTTTATATTTTAAAATTTCAGTATCTCTTATCATTGGTGCTAATCTATCTTGACTCCAAGCACGAGCCATTTCTAATGTTGGGTGGACAATTAATATAGGTGCTGGAGCATAATGAATATAATAGCCAATAGCATTAAGTAATATTTCAGTCTTACCTATTTGAGAACACGACATAACAACAACTTCATCAATAGATGGATCATTGATACTATTCATTATTTCTTTTTGAAATATGGCTCGACTAGTTTCAAATTTACCAGCTTCACTACTGCTTTCAGTAGATAAGTGTCTAAATTTATCTGCCCACTGACTTATTTTTAGGTGTGGCGGTGGTTTTATTAGACTCATTGTTTTTTGCCACACTTCTGTCATCGCTTGTGATCTCATAAAGTGCCTCATATAGTTTATCTTGAAGTATTAATTTAATTTCGTTAATATTTTTAACTGTAACAATAACTGGAGCAACCTTATTTGGTATTGAAAGCAATTTTTGTTTTATTTTGTGTACTAACTCTAACCAGGTGCGTTTTACTTCTTCTTTCGGTATTAATTCGCCTGTTGCCTTTTGCTTTTCTATTTCTGCTATTTCTGCTTTAGCTTTAAGCAGTTTATTTTTATTTTTTAATACTTCTTCAGCAGTAAAATCACCACCAGCTTTAGCTTTTAGAAAATCTATATATCCATGAACACTACTGACTAGATCGTACTTACCACGTTCTGCTTTAGGTATAATATTATCTTTAGCAAGTTGTTGTACTCTACGTTCAGATAATTTTAACAGCTTTGCAATCGCTTCAATATTAAATGAAGTAGCCATTATGAAATATACTCACCTGTCCCTTTCTTACAGTAATAAGCAAGTACCTGTTTTCCTTTATAAAAAACACTTGTACCTATACTGTTAGGTTGTACTATTTGAATTAGTTTATCACTACACGATTGATCTGCTGTTAAGGTAATAGGTAATTTTATCACATCACCACTAGCTAAATACAATATTATAATAATCACTCGCATAATTAATCTCCTTTAATCTTATCATAAGCGTGTTCTTTAATACTTTTATCTGTTGAAATTACAGTTAGAATATCAGAAGCATTATATAGTTTAGCGTATGTATTTTGACTAATCGCTATACTTGTTCCACTTGCAACTAAAGCAAATTGAGAACAATGCGTTAGCAATAAACTACACAAAATAATTAATGTTATTTTCATCATCGTCCTTGTCCTCTATATCGTTTTATTTTTTTATGTTTTGAGTGTCTGCCTTGACGCTTCTTTCTCGTTTTTTGAATATGTTTATAACCATACGCTTTAGGTTTTTTTCGTGTCATCACTTAATTCATTAATCTTTTTATATGCTCGTCCTAATTCTCTATCCTTTTCTAATATATCTATTTGTGCTTGTTCTCTTACCAACGCCATTTCCTTTTTTAATGTTTCAATCTCTTTATCAATGCGACTTTTTAAAGTAACCATATAACAAATATCATCAATTTTTTCCTGTATAGATTCCTCTATCCATTCAGGAATAGATTTTGAATTATCAGACATTGTTTTTTTAAACTTCTCCATTCCTTGTAAATGCCTTTTAAAAATTCTATCAATAACATCGTTAATGACTGGATCAGATGTTTTAACTTTATATCTTTTCATTAAATCATAATTCCATTTAGTGAGTTGAGCATTATCCTTTTTCAAAGCATCAACGTAAGTGCCAAGTTTAAGTTTCATATTTTTTTACTACTCTTGCCTGTGTAATCTTCCCAGCGTTTAATTATTACATCAACATAAATT